CAGAAAAGAATAAAAAAGAAACACAAAAGGTGGAATAATGTCTATTCGTTTTTACACTCATTTTCATAAAGATTTTCCTTTTAATTTTGATTCGTCTTGGGTAAAGGCGTGTTATGCTGGTGGTACAGGTGCCTATGAATGGCATCCGCCATCAGAAAAAGGTTCGTTTATTAATGTCACACTTGATAGTGAAATATTAAAATATAAACATTACTATTTTAGAGCAACAGAAGAAGAATTTCTTCGTGCAATTGGTCAACAAGTAACAGATTTGTATGTAGCAAACCTTAGCTTTGAAATGCCTCAATATGTTGGTGTTGGTTCTTATCGCCGTTATCTATCTGTTTTGAATATAGATAATCCAAATGAAAAGATTACAATGCCAGCAACTGAAGAATCGGTTAAGTACCTTACATCAGATGAACAAAAAGAAGCTGCTCTTAAAATCTTAGAAACATCCGATGTAATTATGAATCGTGTTAGAACCATTAACACTTCAATTGAAGAACAGTACCTACAATCTCAACCACCAGAATATTGGAATTTATTTAAGCAAGCAATCGTTCAGGTAAACCCTTTGTATGAAAAACACATGTCTTGGTTTACAAATCCTGGACACAACACAATTAGTTATGAGGGTGTTTATATTATGCGTAAAGACCTGTATCAAAATTTAGTAAGAGAGTATTTCCAAATCATGGAGTATATTTGGGTTCATTGTTCAGACGCATATCCAATAATACGAACAACCTCTGAGCCATTGCCTTGGAGATATCCTGGTTTTCTTAATGAAAGATTTGTTCCGTTTTTTGTCTTTGCTAACTCACTACAAAAAACAGAAGTACCTTTGGTGTTTTTAGGATAAAAAAGAAAATTATATGGCACATATTATAGCAAACTTACCACCAGTTAAATGTTTTGTTCGTAAAGAATTTCTTTATGACTTTGAAAAAGGCCATGGCGAATTAGAACCTTGTTGGTGGGTAAGTATCAAATCGTTACGAGGCCAAGCGTTTCGTATTGAGGCCTATTTGAATGATTATGGTGCATTGTATGACAAACTACCATTACATGCATTTTGTTGGAAACCAATTGAAGGCACTCCACAACCACTAGACAGTTTACAGTTATGGGATTGTTTATCATATGATATTACTGTTCTTAAAAAAGCACAGTTACAATCTATGAAGTGTAAATTTAAATTAAAAAATGGAGATTGGATGTATGGGGTATACCTTTTCACAGTTGATAGTGCCCATCCTGATTTTAATACTCTTGATACTGGCTTTTCCGAAGATGTTGAGGATCACAAATCTTATAATTTTATTATGTGTGATAATGGCCAGTTTGCTGCTCAACCAAATAATCGTTTACTTATATTAGAGCCAAGTAGTAATCCAAAAGAATTAAAGATGCCAGATTTTAGAGTGGCAACAAAACGATGGTCGGTTGAAACTGATCCAAAATGGGCATTAGGTAATACCAATACTGTTATGTATGAAGTAAAGTAATGATTTTTTTATAACTGAAGGAAAGAAGATGAATTTTCGTGAACTCGCTAAGAAATTGGCAATAGAACATAAACTCCCAAGAGCAGAAAAATATGATTTGTTTTTACGGGACTTTGATAACATGGTTGAAGTGGTGGGATGGATGCAAGACCCAACTCACGACATGAAGGACTTCCAAGACCGTGAGATGTTATTTCCAAAACGCTGGGTTACAATTGGTGTGTTGCCAACAGAAACACAGGTGAACCTATGACAATTAAATTAATTACATTTAAAACCAGCCAAACTGTTATGGCAGAGGTCAATGATGATAAAGCATCAACAATAGTTACATTGAAAAAGCCAGTTCAGGTAATTGTTCAACCAACTAAAGAGGGGCCAATGATGGCTTTTGCTCCTTTCTTAGATTATGCCGAAGAATTTTCTACAGGTATTGAAATATCTAAAACGGATATTCTATGTGTAACTTCACCGAGCCGTGAGCTAGAAAATCAATATAATAAAGTTTTTGGTAGTAATATTGAAATTGCCTCATTTATTCCAAAAGTATGATATAATGTATGAATGAATAACAAATACTACACACATGTTCTATGCTATGGTAATTACATTCTTTACCGAGGCATTAATAACGGTCGGAGAGTCAAGCAAAAGATTGAATACTCTCCGATTTTGTATTTTCCTACGAACAAGAAAACAGAATGGCGTTCTCTGCAAGGCGATGTATTAGAACCTAAGTTGTTTGGTTCAATCAAAGAAGCAAAAGAGTTTATTCGCCGATACGAAGAAATTCAAAACTTTAAGATGTTTGGCAACACTCGTTTGGAGTATGCTTACATAGCCGACAACCAAAAGGGTGTTGTTGATTGGGACATCAATGACCTAGACATAGCTATCATTGATATTGAGGTGGGTTCAGAAAACGGTTTCCCAGACCCAGCCACGGCCAGCGAACCGGTAACCGCCATAGCTATAAAAAAACTAAATAAGAGGTTTAGCGTTTACGGATGTGGTAAATTTAACAATACTCGTGATGATGTTGACTATATTGAGTGTAAAGATGAATATACACTACTCAAGTCCTTTCTAGCCGATTGGGAGAAGAACACACCAGATATCGTTTCTGGTTGGAATGTTAAGTTCTTTGATATTCCATATCTACATAATCGTATGCAAAAGATTCTTGGTCCTGATATGACTAAAAAGCTTTCGCCTTGGAATTCAGTTGTTGAACGAGAGAAGATTATCAAAGGCCAAAAGCAAATTGCCTATGATATTTTTGGTGTTTCTTGTTTAGATTACATTGAGTTGTATCGTTGGTATGCACCAGGCGGTAAATCACAAGAGTCCTACAAACTAGACCATATCAGTTCGGTTGAGCTAGGCACCAACAAAATAGATTATTCTGAGTATGATAGTTTACATCAGCTCTACAAACACAATTATCAAAAGTTCATTGAATACAACATTAGAGATGTTGAAATTATCGTTGAGCTAGAAGAAAAGTTAAAGTTGATTGAATTGGCTGCCACTTTGGCATACGATACAAAAACAAACTTTGAAGATGTATTTGCACAAACAAGAATGTGGGATGCTCTAATCAATTCTTATTTGATGGACAAAAAAATTATTGTTCCGCCAAAAGAAAACAGAATTAAAGAATCTGCATTTGAAGGTGCATATGTAAAAGAACCACAAGTTGGCAAGCATGATTGGGTTGCATCATTTGACCTTAATAGCCTATACCCACACTTGTTGATTCAGTATAATATTTCACCAGAAACAATTATTGAACCACCTAACTACACACAAGAGATGCGTGACATTATCTCTGAAGGTGTAACAGTTGAAAAAATGTTGTATCAGAAAATTGATACTTCTAAACTTAATGGTGTTACTTTGACACCAAACGGACAGTTTTTTACCACAGAACGGCAAGGCTTTTTGCCTAAGATGATGGAAGAAATGTATGAGGACCGAAAAAAGTTTAAGAATTTAATGATTAAGGCACAACAAGAGTATCAACTTGAAACGGACAAAACTAAGAAATATGAATTAGAAAAGTTGATAGCACGATATAATAACCTACAGCTTGCAAAAAAAGTTTCTCTAAACTCCGCTTACGGCGCTTTAGGTTCGCAATACTTCCGTTTCTATGACTTACGACAGGCATTGGCAGTCACACAAGCCGGTCAATTAAGTATTCGTTGGATTGAAAACAAACTGAATGAATACATGAACAATATTTTAAAAACAGAAGGAAACGATTATGTTATTGCGAGTGATACTGACTCCATTTATCTCCGTCTTGGAGAGTTGGTCGATTCGGTGTATGAGAAAGAGGGTAGAGATAATCAAAAAATCATCGCCTTCATGGACAAGGTCTGTGAGGCTAAGATTCAACCGTTCATTGACAGAGCGTATTTGGATTTGGCGAACTATGTTAGGGCTCATGCTCAAAAAATGATTATGAAGCGTGAAGCGTTGGCAGACAAAGGTTTATGGACTGCCAAAAAGCGTTACGCAATAAATGTATATAATAACGAAGGTGTTGCATATAAAGAACCAAAACTTAAAGTGATGGGTCTAGAAATGGTAAAGTCATCTACGCCTAGTGTGATTCGTGTGAAGATGCGAGAAGTATTAAAGCTAATGATGACTGGCACCGAAGAAGATGTTTATAAATTTATTGAAGATTTCAAAATAGAATTTATGAATTTGCCTGTTGAAGAAATATCCTCACCTAGAGGTTGTAATGGCATTTCTCAATACTCCGATTCCGTTACCTTGTATAAGAAAGGCACACCAATTCATGTCAAAGGTGCTATACTTTATAACTTTCATTTGAAAAAACTTGGCCTAGAAAAACAATATCCACTTATACAAGAAGGTGAGAAACTGAAATTCATCTATCTTAAAATGCCTAATCCCATTAAAGATACAGTCATTAGTTTTCCACAGAGATTACCAAAAGAGTTTGATATACAGCAGTTCATTGATTATGATACACAGTTTGACAAAGCCTTTGTTGATCCAATTCGTATTGTGTTAGATTGTATGGGTTGGAAAACAGAGAAGCAGAATACCTTGGAGAGTTTCTTTGGATAACATTCGTGTCATACAAACTGGCTTAGATGTAAGTAAAATTAAAAATGAGCTAGAATTATTTCCGCAAGATTGGGGTATTCAGACGGACATGGCTCATGCTGAGATGCTAGACCCTACTATTAATCTAGTAAGTGCCAAAGTTTTACAATTGGTTGTAGGTGCGGTGCGAAATGCAAATGAAGATGCCAGAAATTCAGAGCTTTGTATTCCAACTCCTGCTTGCGGTCATCACACCGAAATACTCCGTTGGGCATGGAAAACATTTGGTCGTTTTGCTCGTTGTGCCTTCTTATCTTTGCCTGTAGGTAAAATAGTAGGCAAGCACATAGATGAAGGCACTTATTACCTTACGAAAGACCGATATCATTTTTCCATCCAAGGCCGTTATAGATATAGTGTAGGAGATGAATCTGTGATTGTAGAACCTGGCACATTCCTGTGGTTTAATAATAAGTTACCACATGGCACCGAAAACATTGGTGATGAAACACGCATTACATTTGTGATTGATGTACCTCACGACCCAAAAAATCCATGATACAAGTTTGGCTACCTTTCTCGACAGCAATTGCTCTCTCAGGCATTGCCGCCTATTATTCAGTAATTGGCCTTGCACAGATATTTCCTGGTTCTTTTTGGCCAATTATCTTAATGGGTTCTATACTAGAGCTTGCTAAATTAGTAACAGTATCTTGGTTGTATAACAATTGGAATAATACTATACGAGTGATGCGGTATTATTTTCTATCGGCCATCGTGTTACTCATGGTAATTACTTCAATGGGTATTTTTGGTTATCTTTCAAAGGCACACCTAGATTCTAATGTAATTCTTGGTGCAAATACAGTCCAATTAAAAACATTAGAAACACAAGAGAAGATTGCAAAAGATAGGTTGACATATCTATTACAGAGAGCAGGCGACCCAGCAACAGCAAGCAATAAAATTGACAGGCAGATACAAGATACACAGGTAGAACTAAAACGAATTTCAACAGAGAAGTTGCCGTTAATGGCCGAAGAAAACAAACTATCAGCAGAGATAGGGCCAATTAAATATATTGCCGAGTTGTTCTATTCAAAAGATGACCCTGGCTTTATTGACAAAGCAGTAAGAGCGGTCATTATGATTATCATTGTTGTATTTGATCCTCTTGCCGTTCTGTTACTGATTGCCGCCAATCAGACCTATAAAAACATTCAAAACAGTCCCATAGAAGAACTGAGACCTATCAAAAAGGCAAAAAAGAAAAAAGTAGTTGACAACACACCACATATTAGTATAGAATCCTTTTATACAGACAGCAATAGTGAAATAATTCCTAAAGATAAAATTACCCGATTAGATGGAGGTTCCTTTTAACATGAGTTTACTTGACAAACTAAAGAAGAATACAACGATTAAAGATAGTGCAATTCTTTCCAAATCAAAATTCTTTACCGACAAAGATGTAATACCAACCGATGTGCCGATGGTTAATGTGGCACTTTCAGGCTCACTAGATGGTGGTTTGGTGCCTGGCCTTACAATGCTGGCGGGACCATCAAAACACTTTAAGACCGCCTTTGCTTTGTTGATGGCTTCATCTTATACCAAAAAGTATAAAGATGCGGTAATACTATTCTATGATTCAGAGTTTGGAACTCCGCAAAAGTATTTTGAAACTTTTAACATTGATAAAGAAAGAGTTCTTCATACACCTATTACCGATGTTGAGCAACTAAAGCATGACATCATGGTGCAATTACAAGATCTAGGTAAAGACGATAAACTAATTATCATTTTA